ATCTGTTATGTACGGTCCATCAAAGTGGGACGAAATTCTGCAGATTGAAGCAGACTTACGTAAGCAAAAGAGAGAACACGAGCACAGGCAAATGGAAATTAAACAAAAGATAATTGAATGGTCAGCAGGTGTAGCACTTTTTATTTTAAGTGTGGGTGGATTAGCTTTCTTTACATGGATAGGAACTAGGTAATGATAGAATTTCGTGGATTTAAACCAGAAGCACAAAAAAGAATAGCCAATAAACTAGGTTATTCTGGTGACATGTCTATGTTTGATGCTTACTTAGCTAACAATCCTGATAAACAACAGATGATGAATATGTATCAACAGCAAGCTGTAAAGATGATGCAGGGTGGTTTTGTTAAAATGCAAGAGGGTGGTGTAGTTGACGAACCACCTGCAGGTGTACCACCACAACAGCCTACATACCAAGGTGAATCTATTACAGAGCTACAGGCTAGACGTGCTCTTGATCCTTCATTGCCTTACGGTACAACTGTACAGCCTGTAGGTACACAGATTACACCAGAACAAATGGTAAGTCCTACAAGTGGTCAGGTAGTAGGCGATATTCAGGTAGGATCTTTACAAGCACCCACAACAATTGCAGATCAACAAGTAGCAAAAGATGCTACAACTATGACTGCTGAAAAATCACAAGAGCAAGTTGGTGCTGCTATAGCACAAACAACTGCAGCACAGGGTGATGTAGATCCTCGTGCCATAGTAGATGCACAAACTGCAACAACTACAAGTGTAAGTGATCTTGAGGCTGCACAAGGTAAAGCTATCTTAATAGATAATCCTGTACAACGTAAGTTAGAAGAGGGTGAAATTGTAGACTCTGTATCAAATGCAGAAACTGCCTCTAAGTTTACAGAAGAAATACAAGCAGCTACTGCTACACCCTCACAAAAAGCTACAGTGCAGGGGCAGCTAGAAGGATTAATGCAGCAGTTTGAAGGTGGCAAGACACCACCGTGGGCTGCAGGTGCAATGAGACAGGTATCTGCAACAATGGCTGCTCGTGGTCTAGGTGCATCATCATTAGCTGGTCAGGCATTAATACAAGCAGCAATGGAAAGTGCAATACCAATTGCACAAGCAGACGCAGCAACACTTGCAAGTTTTGAAGCACAGAACTTGTCTAATCGTCAGCAACGTGCTATACTTGCTGCAGAACAAAGGGCAGCATTTATTGGTCAAGAGTTTGACCAAGCATTCCAAGCTCGTGTAATTAATGCAGGTAAGATTAGTGACATTGCAAACATAAACTTTACTGCAGAACAACAGGTTCAGTTAGAAAACTCTCGTGCAGCTAACACTATGGAACTAACTAACTTAGGAAATAAACAGGCACTTGTATTGTCAGAGGCTGCTGCACTAGCAAACCTAGACATGGCTAATCTAAACAATAGACAACAAGCTGCAGTAATGAAAGCACAAGCATTCTTGCAGATGGATATGGCTAACCTTAGTAACCGTCAACAGACTACAATGTTTAATGCACAGCAACGTATTCAGTCAATCTTTACAGATCAAGCTGCAGAGAATGCATCAAGGCAGTTTAATGCAACAAGTCAAAACCAAACAGATCAGTTCTTTGCAAACTTAGCAACACAAACATCACAGTTCAATGCTGCACAAACTAATGCTATGTCACAGTTTAATGCAGGTGAAGCTAATGTAATGGAACGTTTTGCTGCAGAAATGATGAATCAACGTGATCAGTTTAATGCACAGAATAGATTGGTGATTGATCAGAACAATGCACAGTGGCGTAGGCAGGTAGCAACTGCAGATACAGCAGCTATCAATCGTGCTAATGAACTTAACGCAACTAATCTTTTAAACATGTCTAATACTGCATACAATGATTTGTGGTCATACTATCAAGACAGTATGGAGTATGCATGGAACAGTGCTGAGAATGAACGTGAACGTATTATGGAATTAGCTAGAACAAAACTAACGATTGATGCTCAAGCAGACATTGCTGCAGATAGACGTGACTATGAAAGTGCATCTGCATGGGGTGGTTTGGTAGCTACAATGTTTACAACACCATTAGGTGGTGATACACTTCTTGGTAAAGGTTTGAATCTTTTAGGGATTGGGTAGGTAGTAACTATGAATTTAAATCCAGCAATTACAGCATACACAAATTTAGGTATTACAGACAATGATGTGCCAAAACCAGAAACAAAGGGTTTTGGATTACTGTCTCGTAACTCTAGTATGAAACCTAAAGAAACATCTAATGAACCACGTGATCGTGTACGTGATTATGTAAAGTCTATACGGCAAGCAAGAAAGCAACTAAAACATGGCTGAACGAGATCCATTTGATTATCCTATTCCAGGTGAGGGTATGACTGCTGAACTTGGTAGTAGACCTTGGCAAAACCCACCTCAGTATGCAACTGTAGAACAAGCATTAGAGTTTTACATTCCTAAACTTGTGTCTGAAGAAATATATGATGGGCTGCTAGACTCAATGGAGTTAGGTATACCACTTACAACTATGGCAGACTCAATGCAATCTGCTGCAGTAATGCAAGGCTTACACACGGTAGATGTAGGTATCCTTGCAATGCCAGTAATAATTGAAATGTTAGCCTACATTGGTGATGAAGCTGGTATTGAATACAATCTTGGTATGGATAAACCAATTGATGAAGATAAAATTAGCTCTACTAAGATTGCATTGGCTATGAAAAGAATGCGTGAGAAAATGCCAGAGGCACTTGAAGAACGTGAAGAACAACCTGAGATGGAAGAGCCTATACCAGAGCCAGCACCTACTGGTCTTATGGCTAGACCTGCACCTGCAATAGAGGAGACAATGTAATGGCATTTAGTTTACAAGGTTTCGGTGCAGGGTTTGCTAGTAAAATGTCACAACGACTTGATGAAGATCGTATTCGTCAAGAGAAGTTGCAGGATGAAGCACGTAGGGAAGCTACTCGTGTGAGGTTAGCCAAACAGGCACAAAGAGAAAAAGACAAACGTGTTGCTGAAGAAACTGTAGGTATGCTTACAATGCTAGGTTACAGCCCAGAATCTGCAGAAGCTATTGCAAACAAAGGAAATGCTGCAGCTACTTTTGCTATTGAAGCAGGTCAAAAAGCAATGACAAAAGGTGTTGATCCAAATACCATATTTAACTTTCCGTCAGTGGGTGGAGAAATAAATGAAACAACAAAACCCATAATTAATGACACTATTGATGCAGCAAAGCCAAAAGAAATAGGTGGATTTGCTACAACTAAAGATGAAACAAGTACTGTTGTTAGTGGTACAGGTGTAAATCTTGCTGTATATAAGGATTTATTTGCAGAGCCAGCTAAAATTGAAAGCAGTTTTAGTGCTAGACTAGCCAAAATATCACAGTTGCTTGCACAAGATCCAGATGGAAAAGATGCAGAGGCTTTAAAACAAGAGCAAGCTGCATTGCTTAAAGATTTGGAAACAATGAAAGAAGCAGAACGTGAGAAAAAGGGTGAGGTAACTGAGTCCTATACATTGGGTAGTGTATCATCTACAATTCGTGAAGTACGTGCATCAACTTTAAACAGGTTTGGTTTTAAGTTGGGTATCAACGATGAAATTGAAGGCATGGAAACAGGACAAGAATACCTTTCTGACATTGCTAACATTGCTGCAGTCGGGCAATTGACAACACGTAATAGTAAAATTCAATCTGAGTCTATGGGCTTTGCAATTAGAGGTCTTTATGATTCTGCAAGGGTAGGTCTTGCTGACCATGCTTTTGAAATAAACGAACAAGGTAAAGCTGGGCAAGTTTCAACAGAAGACTTTGTAAAAAATGCAGCAGCTAATCAATACAGAATAGGACAAGTATTTAATGATGGCTCAAACTTGTATGTATATACAGGGTATATTGATCCTATTACAGGTATGCCGTTTATGACATATGCATTGGGTGGTTAATGGCAGGTCCAACAGCAGAAGAAATGTTACAATTTATACAGGGTAGTAGTGGCAATGTCCCTGCTGCCCCTTCTATTAGTGTACCTCAAGAAGATAGTGGTATGCCTTCATCAGAAGACATGTTAAAGTTTATACAAAAGACATCTCCTACTGTAGAGGTAAAACAAGAAACAGATGTAGCTCCAGAAGACGATGAAAAGTATGTAGAATACTATACTAAACGTATGATGCCTGTACCTGACAATGCAGTACCTTTTTATGATTATAGTAAAGACACACAGCCACAACAGTCTGAAGTAGAAAAAGTTCGTAGAGAATATGAGGAAACAGAAAAGTATTTTGATGAGCTATCAGAAGAGGAATTAGCAGAAGTATCTGATCAAATCAGAAGAGATATGTTAAACCTAGATGAGCAAGGCAATGAAAAAGATTTGTCTGGTATGCAAAGACGTGCAGGTTTAATTGAAAATTTATTATCAAGAGCAGACCCTAAAACTCTTGTAGCCATTGGAAAAGCTGTAGATTTAATTAGTGCATACACAGATGATAAAGTAACTGCAGGGCTTACATTACTACAAGACAATGCACCTATTGTTTATGATGCAATTAACTCTGGTGTGGCAGGTGGCAGGTATGCTAAGTCAGACGACCCAAGAGAATTAAGTGGAGAAATACTCAGTTCATTTGGTACAGCTACAGAGTTTGGTGAAACTATACCTGCAATAGGTGGATTGTTTTCGCCACTTGTTGCATCACGTAGTGTTAAGAAAGTTGCAAGAGAAGTAGAAAGAAACAATCGTAGACTTAAAACAGCACAAAGGTATAATCCTGAAGGTGCTGCACTTGCTACTATGGAAGCTGCAGAGGAAGCACGTATAGCTGCTAAACAGGTTGCAGATAGTGAAGTAGAACTATCTAATCAAATGATTAAAGAGTTTGAAACTAAGATAGGTGGTAGAGATGTAGACGGTACGATCATTGATGATAGTAAGATTATATCTACAGAAACAAATGGTGTATTGAAAGTTGATGCTGATAAATCTCGTGAGGTAGGAAGGCAGACTGCACAGGAAATAACAGAACGTGATGGTGCATTGTTTGACTTGGCACTAGGTGAAGACGTAATTACCTCACCAATCTTAAACCCTAACAAATTCAATGGGCTTGTAGCCGCAGCAAAAGAATTAAAAGAATTAAAACCAGATGCATTTAATAATAAAAAGACTGTCATTGATAATCTTTTACATCTTAGTATTAGTAAAGACTTTGAAGCTGACATAGGTGGACAAAACCTAATAGACATATTAAATAAATATGGTTTGTCTTTTGAGGACTACGTGCTTACCGTTGTAGGATCGGGGACAGATGCTGGTAAAGTATTGAACTCACTTTCACAGATCAAACGTAAGAAACCACAGAACATAATAGATGCTGATGACGCAAAGAAGAAAGCTCGTGAGGCTGGAGATTTGCGTAGAGGCACAATGCGTATTGAGAACATACGCCGTGGTGGTCTTGTCTCTCAGATAGCAACAGCCGCCCGTAACCTTACCTCTGGAGCAATACGTGCTCCACTTGAGAGCCTTGGCAATGTAATGGATACTGCTATCTATACGGCACAAAATAAAGGAACAGTGGCTGGTGTACAGTCTTTAATGTCTCGTGACAATTGGAGTGGCAGCTTCAGTAATATGAAGTACATGTTCTCTCGTCCTGATGCGGCAAAAGGATATGCCGATCTTATACTTGAACGTCCTGAGATGGCTAAACAGTTTGATGCTATGTATAATAACATCAATGAAATACAAAAACTAACAGGCCGTGGGTCTGGTACTAAGGTAGACAAAGTATTGTCTGGCATGGAAGATGTAGTTGATGTACTGAATACACCTAACCGTTGGCAAGAGTATTTAATAAGACGTGGGCAGTTCTTTGGTGAGCTTGAACGTCTTACAAAACGTCATTACAAAATAGATTTAATAGATGCATTGAATGAGGGTAAGCTAAAAGACTTAATGAATGATGCTTCATCTATTAGACCAGAGGGATCACCTAGTTTTATTAAACTGGTAGATGACGCAGCAACAAAAGCACTTGATGTTACCTATGCAAAACAACCTGAAATACCTTTGTTTAGAGAAATATCTGCCTTTATTACCCGTAATGGATTGACTGTAGCTGTACCTTTTCCAAGATTTATGTTTAATAGTATGGAGCTTATGGGTCAGTATGCTGCAGGAGCATCTATACCACTGACACGTAAAGTAAAAGATCTTGTTACACTATCAAATAGTGGGCCACTCACATCTAAAGACAGGCAACGTATTAGTCGTAACCTTATGGGCATGGCTGCGGTAGGTTCTGCCTACTGGTATCGTAGCTCTGATCAAGCTCCTGCTGAATATAATCAGGTAGCTGTAGGTAGTGATGCACAAATGGACAGTACACCAACGTATCCTATGGCACATTTTCTTTATCTTGGCGAAGCCACTAAGAGACTTAAAGATGGTACATTTGATGATTGGTTTGATGGTCAGGAATTTGTAGAGCTATTTACAGGTAGTAACTTTAGAACGGGTGTAGGTAACTCTATACTTGAAGAGGTGGCTTTAATTGCAGACGGTACAGATTTAACATCTGAAGAGGCAGTGGGACGTGCTGCAGGTAGAACATTAGGAAACTATCTAACAACATGGGCTGTTCCTTTTGCTCAAGTAATTGATGCTGAACGTGCTCTAGGTATTAGAGGGGATGAATACAAAGATGTATCTAAAGACCCCAACCTTAATCTTGTAGACTCTTTTGGTAGTGAGATTAAACGATCTTTTCAACAACGGGGATTTGGACTGTCTGCAGAAGAAGAGGCAGAGTTACCTTTAAAAGAATACCCATTCTACCCTGATGGTAAACAACGTATATCACCTGCGTTTAAGTTTGCTGGTGTGTCACTTACATCCCGTCCATCAGAGACAGGTGAATACTTAATGAGTCTTGGGTTTGATTACAGACAGTTTGGCAGTAAATCAAAAGTACCAACTATTAAAAGATTTGAACAGCAAATGATCAACGGTCACATGGATACTCTTGTAGACATGGCTCAAGCACAAGAGAGTAAGTTAAGAAAACAATACGAAGTCGCACCTCAAATATTACGTGATGAATTTACTGAAGAAGAATACGTAGCAAATAAAATACGTCCACTAATATCTGAACAGCTATCATCGTTTAAACGTAAGATCAGAGAAGGTGCAATTGCACAGGGTGATTCATATGCAAGGGCTATGATAGCCTATCGTAAAATACAACCGCAGTTCCGTAAACTTGCAACGACAGATTTCATAGAACGATATGGTAAAGCACCAGATCCCTCTAGTGCAGATGATCTAAAACGATTGACTAAGATTGCACAGGTTTACAAAGAAGCATACTAAACAGGGGGCCGTTAAGCCCCCTTCTTTTTTAGCTGCTCAAGAAACCACTCTAGCATTTTAATTAGTTCTTCTCGTAATTGTTCTGGTTCGTTGCCTTGGTTACGTTGCTGCAGAAACTTCTTTGCTTCTTCTTCCAGACTCATACTGTAGTATCCGTTCTAACTGCTCATAGTAGGCTTTTGTAAAACCTCTCTCCCACTCTCTCCATTGCATTGTGGCGGTATGATATGGATTCCACACCTTACCACGTTTAAAGGATGTATAACCCTGATTAAATTGAAACTTCAATGGGGCATCATACTTGCCAAGGTTACGTTCTTTACGAGAGAGTTTTTTATTGCTCATGCTGCTTCTCCTATGTTGATTAAAGTTGCTTCGGTGTAGGGGATATGATAGAACTGTTCTCCTTTCACGATGTTTCTACCATATGCTTCTCGCAGTCGATCCTTTGTGAGGCTGGTATCTTTGATACGCCATGCCTGTTTAAGGTCTTTGCGGAAGATGTAAAAGTTTAGTACGCCATCTGCGTCCTCATACTTTTCTAATAGTCTGGTCTTACGTTCAAGTATACGTATCTCCTTCCAATCCGTAGGCCAATCTCCTGTCCATGCCAGTTTGATTTCAGCCTCGTTGTAATAAGTACAATCCTTCTTTGTGGAGATTACATCTGCTGCAGTGTAATTCTCTGTGTCATCTTCTATTATATGTCCTGCACTTTTTAAATACTCAACAAGAGCATTCTTTGCTGGTGCATCATATGCATTGTATAGTGCGGTACTAAACTGTTTTCTTACGGGCATGATATTCTCCTAGTATACGTTTGCTGCTTCTTTGATTACTTCCCATGTACCCTCAATCATGGGTATTCCTACTTCCGCAAGCAAACCTATTGCTATAAGTGTGGATGTAAAAAATTGAAATATTTCCATTGTACTTCTCCTTTATGTTAAGTCTACGATTTCACATACATCACCAGAGCAAGCCATAGTTTGCATAGCAACTGTGTTATCTTCTTGCTCGTACTCTGATAGTGCATTCCAGTTAATGCGTTCAGGCATCTTAGCCAGTAAAGCATTATATTCTTCTTCTGTACAGTCCTGATATGGTGCTTGTTGATAAGTATGATCAGAGTGTGGCAAAAATGACACACCTGACATCTCGTCAAAGTGTTTGAATACAAATGCACCCACCTCTAACCATTCACTGTCACGTACAGAGATAGTCACACTAGGCTTGTGCTCACACCAGTGTCGTTGATACGTGAGCCACATCTCTAACTGTTCTATGGCGGTCATATCATTACGTGTAACTGCACCTGCTGGTGACTTCTGTGGGAAACTAAAGACTGTAGTTGTGTCTCCCTTAAACACGCATGGTTCGTTTGGTATTCCCTGATCTTTCATAAACTGTGTCAAGGGATCTTTGTTGTCTCCTCTAACGGTTCTGATGTAATAGGGGGAATGACGGGCATGTATTCCACTGGCTGAGTCAACGAGTTGGGAGACTGTACCAGATGGCTTAACACAACTAATGCTAACAGAAGCATTAACACCAAGATACGCCGACCATGTATCATTAGTTTCAACAGCAACCTCACGTAAACGATCAAGAGTTTTCTCCAATCCTTTATTTTTTGTAGTCATTAAAGGGTTGTCCATTATCCCCGTGAGTGACACACCCAACAATCGTTCCTCTTCTGTATTACGTTGCCACACCTTTCGCAGGTACGGGAATTTAGTGTAGGTTGATTGAATTGTTCCAAGAATAGTTGCAAGGCGGACTTTTCGTTCAAGATCCTCAATAGTATCCGTAGACCTGACAACAACTTCCGTAAGATTACAGAACTGATATGGCCTAAGAATGATTTCACTGCACGGATTAGTCCCAAACTCGTAGTTAGGATCACGTCTACCATACTTAGCAGCCTGTTTCTTAGATGCTTCACGATTAAATACCCCTCTCTCTCCAGACTTAGACTCTACCAATGCAATCCACTCTCGCATGAATGTTTCTACATCAGGTTTTTCTGTGTATGACACACTGTTATTTGCCAAGGCACGGTGTGCTGCAGTCTCCCACCACTGTCCTGACTTAGCATGACGCATACGGTCATCACTTAGGTTGGACAGGCTGATCATTGCTGATCTACGTACACCACCCACAACTACGATCTGACCAATGAAACACATCAGGTCATGGCATTCAATGCTGGATAGCTTACGTCCTTGTGCATTCTTGAATGTGGTTACAGTAAAGTTAAACAATTCTACAAGAGGTGCAGGGCCACTGGCTCTACCACCAAATGTCTTTAGTCTTGCACCTGCAGGACGTACAAGAGAAACATCCCACTTGGGAATCTCACCAGCCCACAGGAGTGCCAACAATTGTCTGAATGCTTTAGCCCAACCTTCTTTACTGTCCTTAACCACAATGGTAGTATCACTGTCGAACAGTTGAGGGATTTCGGGAAGTTTGCTGATGAACTGCCTCTCGACACTGAAGCCGACACCAGTACCACAGAGAAGGATAAACATAGCCTCATCGAAGGATTTAGGATCATCTACGGGTAGATAACTACAGTTGTATCCAGCAGTGTTATCACGTTCTAATGCAGGGCCAGCAGTCATCATAGCTCTCATGGATGGCATTACCTCTAGCCCAAGTATAGCTTGCTCAAGTTCGTACTTGAGTTCTGACGGTACGTTATCAGAGATAACATTGGCTGAGTAACGTGTTACTGTATCGTCCCATGTCTCACGTCCATATCCATCGAAGTATTTCGCATACCGTGATTTGTGTATGAATGACTGATAGTCTGTAGGTAAATAGTTACTCATCTTGTATCCCCCGATCCTGATAGTGTGCCTTTCTCCTGACGTTGACGTAGCTTATCAAGGTTAGCTTGTGCTACATCTTCCATCTTTAATCCCAAGTCTTTGCAGATAGCTGCAATGTACCAAAGACAATCTCCTATCTCTGAACCGATAGCTTCTTTGTCAAGTTTACCATCACGTACAATCTTCTTTACTTTGTTTGCTACCTCACCAGCTTCCCCTGCAAGTCCTAGTGTAGGGTACAGTACCTGTACAGACGCAGGATATATTGCTGTTTTGGAAGCCTGATTTTGATAATCGTTCATATTCATGTGTTATTCCTCTGTTATTATCTTCATTGATTTAACGTCCATACCATCTACATCATGGATTAGGTTACGTATTGTTTCGTCTATCTCTTCAACCACCATTCCATCTACAGGAATGGGGTAATCCTCTTCGTCTAATTCAATTGTTAAAAAAATCTTGGCTCTCATCTGTAAGATCCTCTATTAATGAATCCAGATACCATCTGGCTTTCTTCAAATCCTCTAGGCCATTCTTGTAACGATACCGCCAGAGATACTTCATAATATTACCTTGTAAATAATACTGGAAACCATCACCAGTAGCTGCACGAATGGCATCTATGCATTCAATACCAGCTTGATTGTAATGTGGTGGGTTGTTTACTATGTCTGCCATTCGTTTGCTCCTTTCAAAAATTTACTTTGATCACATTATCTTCTTGTCGTGTGATCGTTGGTTTCTTTTTCTTATCTTCTTCTAGCATATTTTGTGTATGCTTGTAAAGCATTTCCCTAAACTTTTCGTCATCTTCCATCAAGGGTACTGCCGCACATAGCATGGAGCCAAGCTGCATTATACTTATATAATCATCATCAGATAAATCGTTATCTTCTGAAGACACAATGCCAACCAGCAACTCTCCTGTCCACTCTCCCTTGGGGTCTAAGAAAGGTGATAGCCTTACCATTACGTCATTATCATCGAACTCTTTAAATATCGTAGCCATGCTATCTCCTTTTTATTTTCTTCAAAGGGAACTGGATAAAATCTGGGTGCATGTTTTTACCTTTCTCCTTCAACCACTCTTGTGGTATCACACGATCACTGTACATAAACTTATTCTTTTCACACCACAATCCATAGGTAGACTTAGCACCCTTACTTAGCTTGCGTCTGCTACTCTCAAATACGAAACGTATATCCAGCTTAGGATGTTGTTTCTTGATACAGATATGTTTACGTCGATCTGCGGCAGTGAACCTACCCTTAACCTCAACGATTATACCGTTAGGCAATATGAAGTCAGGGGTATAGGTACGGTACATAAGGTCTTCCCATTCTATCTTGAGGTACTCATACTTTATAGGTATGTTATTCTCTCGTAGAAATTCTTTGACCTTTATCTCAAGACCACTCCTATACCCCTGCTTTAGTGCAGCTTTAAATTGCTTATGATTCACTAGAACTTCCAATGAAAGTCTAGTGGTATTCCAAAGGATGTAGGTTGTGTAATACCTAATTCCTTTAGCTCCTGCTTAACAGCATCATCTGCTTCTTTACGAGCTTGCATAGCTGCACGTAGCCCTGCGTACTTAGCTTCACGTAGGGCTTTCTTCTTTGCTGCAATCTCACGTTCCATTTCTGCAATGTGTTCTTGCATCTCTTTTATTTCAGCATCTCCAATCATACGTCACTCCTTTCTACATATTGCATAATTGGCGGCTCCTTTGCTTGTGATACCTTGGATGGTATCTCTTGCAGTGAAGGCCAACACTCCTGACGGAAGTCGCAGAACTTGCAACCTTCATCAAGTATATAGTTTCCCGTTGCTTTCCCCCGAAACAATTCGGGTACAGGGGAAAAGCACCGTTGGAAACTATTGTCATTAACAGTCTCCACGGTATCTTGGATCTTACGCAGTTGCTTGTGCATGTCAATCTCAGATTTAACATACTTGAACTGCCCGTTGGCTTTGTTTATAACCCACCAACCACCAGCTTTATACCCAGATGCTTGGGCATAACCAGCAAGTTGACTTACATAACCAAACGAATCCTTTGATGCCAAAGACTCGTATGATTTAAACTTGTTTCTGTAACTCCAATCAGATGCAGACTTTACGTCATCGACAGAATTTTCAATAATAAGATCATAGCTACCATTGACAGAGCTATTATCTCTATCTCCAACCTGTAAAGTAACGTGATCAGTGTCTTGAAACTGTACTCCTGCTTCTGTGAGAATGCCTTTAAAAACCGCCTCAACTATATCTCCTATCATCATGTTCATTACAAACGTTGTGGGTTTTGGTAATGCCTTCTCAGGCTGGTTCTTTTCAAACCAAAGCTGACAAGTAGGACGCCCAATGTTGGACATCCTTAACTTAAACTTGTCACGTTTATTACCAGAGCCAAACTGTCTCTTCAATGCATCAGCAACTTCAGTGGCGACACGTTCAATAGTTTCGTCAGACATTTGTGACTTACCATTGGCAGCATCTTGAAGGTACTGATGTATTGCTAGTTCAGCAGGATGCTCCATTACGCAAACTCGTCCATGTCTGCATCAATGATGTCATCCACATCACCGAATGGAATATCCTCGTGCTTGTTGGCGTTTTCATCCCAAGCATTTACGATATACTCATTGTAGTTTGCGATCCAAGCAAGGAAGTTTGTAAGAGTTTCCTGTGCCTCTGCATCAAGATCCAATGAGGTTGTTACATCCAACTCCAAGTCTGGAAGGAAGAAGCTATTGCCATTAGGCAAGCTGCGTTCCTGTGTACTAGACTTGATCGTGTGCATTGGTGGTAGCCTACGCATCTTTCCAAGTTTGGTGAAGATACCGCCAGCCATTTTAAATGCATCACGGTTTTCAATCTCCCAGATGAATGGTGTATCTGTCAGGTCTTGTGTGACAGGATTACCGTTGGCATCTACGGGATTGACCAGTGATACTGTACCAAACATTACACGTACACGTTTGATCTGTCGGATAAGTTCTTGTGTCTTCTGAGGCAATGCCTTGAAGTCTTCGATCCAACCTGCAGGTTTACCACAGTTGAACCCACCATCGTTGTCCTTGAGATCAGTGTTCAAGTTGTCAGCCATGACGGTCTTGACATAACGATTGGGTGTGGAATTGTTACCCATGATGAATCGTTTGTACATGAACCGTTGCATGTATGGACGGATGACTGCAGACTCTGCGTAATACGTTGGACCATCAGGAATCTCCAACTTGTATGTACCACCAGAGACTACCTCTAGCTTTACCTTCTTACCATTTACATCTTGCTCACCCATAATGGCTGAGTGATTGATGCGTAAACGTGCCAGCGTTGAGCTATCACGGGAAGGTTTATTGTCAGCAGACATACCCATTGTTGCTGCCATTTGGCTGTAGTTTGATGTGTCAAATGTTTCTACTAGTGTCATGTGTTTCTCCTTTTCGTTTTAACAGAGCTATAGTTATATCAGGCTACGTCCTTTGTGTCAAGCCAATTCGGACCGATTTTTGCTTCTAATAGCAACGGAACGTTGAAGTCCAAGTCCCATCGTTTGTTGACCAGTGACGTAAGTACTTCATTAGTACGGCTAATGATCCGTAATACTTTCTCCTTCTCATTGGGGTGTACGTCAATCACAATACTGTCATGTACTGTGTTGACGATACAACTGTTAAGTTTATTTACCTCTAACATCTTGTCAATGTATATCAGAGATATAGGTACAATGTCAGCAGTAGCAAACGATTGTACAGGATAATTTTTTATCTGTGTGAAATATGTCACACTCCCATTACGTCTACGTTGTACGTCAGGGAATGAGAACTCACGACCAGAAGGTGTAGTGATCTTGCCTGTGCTCAATGCCTCACTAGCAAGTGAGGTGTGCCACCTAGCAATGCCACTGTATTTCTTTGTGAACTGCTGGTAGTACTCAGCTTCTGCCTGTGTCCTACCGAATCCACTTGCCCCATACAAAGGGGCGAAGGTGTGTGCCTTGGCTTCCTGTCTGGACATGTGTTGACCAGCATCACTGATAACCTTGGCGGTGTATGAGTGTACGTCAAATCCTGTAGTCACTTCGTCAATGGCAGTCTTGTCCTGTGATAGGAATGCAGCCACACGAAACTCAAGCTGGGCAAAGTCAGCTTCCATCACGTGACCGCCATCCCAACGGGATTTGAATACACGTTTAACAGGGAACGTACCACCACGGGGCATGTTCTGCATATTGGGGTCTGCCCCTGACAGTCTGCCAGTACCTGTGCGATGTTGCAACAGTCTGACATGAAGTTTACCATCCTGCTTGACGTGGGTTGAAATACCCTCTACAAAACTAGAGAGGTAGGTTTCCACGGCAGATAGCCTACGAACATTGGATAGGAACTGTTCTGCCTCTGTGTTACCTTTGCTACGGGCTACACCTTCAAGGTAAACAAGGTTTTCCTTGCTGGTGCTAAAGCCATTGGCACTTATCCACTTACTGTTTGGTGCAGTAAACTTTAGCCCTGCCCTATCGGGGGTATCCAGAAACAAAAAGCCAGTGGCGTTGCAATCATTACATCTATTGGTTTTTGCATACGGTGTACCATCTTTCCTTACTTTTCGTATATACCCATTACCTTTACAGGCATTGCATTGCTTTGCTTTCTGCTTGTACAAGACATCACTACTGTTACGTACCTGATACTTGTAGTCCTGATCGTCCATGTAGTCATCAAACAAATCAGCCCAAAACTTTTTGTCCTTGGGTTTGCGGCTGTAGATAACCCAAGACAATTGCTCTGGGCTATTGAGATTGATAGGTGTGTCACCCATTAGTGTACGTACCTGTGCAGCAAGGCTGGCTATGAGAGTGTCACGTTCTTGTGTAAACTCTTGCCTAACTTCCTCAAGTACAGACATGTCAACGGCAAAGCCACGTTGGTATATACGTGCAAGGTGTACAGCAAGCTGATTGGTTAGCCGTGCTGTTCCTTCCAGTGTACTACATGCCTCGTACTTCGTCGCCAAACGCCGATACAATTGTTGCGTTGCTGCAAGGTCAGCAGACAGGTAGTCTGATAACTCTGTGTGTGGCATGTCACGAACTTGCTTACCAGCCTTCAACCATTCCTTCATGGTGTCCTGTTTCTTGGTGTCAAGTTCATAACGTTCTGCACATGCCTCAAGGGACAGTGGTTCTTTCTGCCCACGTTGTAGTATGTATTCCCCTAGCATGGTGTCGAAGATAGGGCCATTGTATGTGAACCCAGACTCCCACAACCATACGAGATCGTGTGCGGCATTGTGCATGATAAGCAGAGGAGCACAGTCAAGAAGGTCTTGTACTATCTGTGCTCCCCTGTCGGTGGGTGGATGCTCTGCGTGATCAAATGTCACTATAGCTTCGTTGCCAAGATCATCTAGCATACCCACCATGACTAATGTATTACCAGACTCGAATGGATCAAGGTGTAGCTTGCCATCCCGTTTGGTCACAGTGTTTTCTACGTCGAGTGTTAAGTGTTTCATTCGTCTAGTGTTACCTCACTTGCATACACCATGTCAAGGTGTTGATAAAATTCTTTGTCATTACCATAGATTTCCATTGCTTCTACTGCTTCTTTCACTGTCAGATTGTTACGTTTCATTGCTGAGTGTAATATAATCTCTTCTGTCATAGTAGCTGTATTCATCTGTCGTTTCTCCTTTGCCCTTTGTCGTTCTTCGTCTGTCATTTTTCGTATCATCACTCTTCCTCTAAGCAAAATCCACACATGTCATTATAAGCTGGACCACCACAACTTACACATATATGCCATTCATCTCTGCTAACACCCCTTAGTATGGCATCCCATGATACAGGAAACTTTTCACTCATTACAGTACTGATTTGATCTGCAACCTCTCGTGTCTCTGCTTGTGTGTCAGAAGCACATCTGAGTTTACACATATCAGCCCATGCATCTAGGCTACCTGACCAGTACCACTCAGTCATGGTAGACTGTGGCAGTACCATACGTGCTTGCTCTGGGCAGACACCTTCATCTAGCATCTCCTGATATAGACACTTAGCTTCATAATGAATAAACTCTGGACCATCCTTAACATTATCAGATAGCTCTACCACTCCCGAACTTCCCTGCTTTTTATCTTCTGCACTTCCACGCCACACATCAGGTACATAGAACTCAGGCTCACTATCCACGTACCTACGGCTGATCTCGTTCCAGCGCAGGAACTTGTGCTTGACCAACTGCCTAGCTACAAAGACAGGAGCTTTGACATGGAAGCTGGCAAAGCAGTGTCCGAATGGTGACATGTGTTTGTGTTTTGCAAGATAGTATATGAGCTTTTTATCCTTGTCCTCAAGCTGCCACTTGCCTATCACATGATCCACACAGACCATGCCCGATCGTTTACCGAATGACACACGGGCTGCGTTTACTACTGTGAT